TGTGCCTGTGCTGTCCATCAACTTCTTCCGCTCCTCCACGGTCTGCCTAGCGACTTCGAGAGCCTTCTCTGCCTCCTTTGTGCGCTCCTTGTCCACCTCCAGTTGAGCGGCAAGCACCTTTCCCTGCTCGGTAATCATGGCCAGCTTTTGGGCAAGCTGCTTCAGCTCATGGTTGCCCTGCTGATTTATAACATCCTTGAGGTCTCGCTCCTCCGTGGTGCCGTCCAGCAGTCCAACCTTAATCTTGATTCCCTCGGACTTGCTCAAATCCTTGTCCATGCGTGCTCGCACCGTCCGAATTCTGGACTGGACCTGCTCCGCGATAGCGTCGAGATCGGCTTTCGTTTTAGCTTTACCGATACTGATATTATATTGAATGTTGATCTCGTTTCCTTGATCCCGAAGATCCGTCATGTTCCGCGTGGCCTCCTTTGCGGCAGCCCCAATAGACATAAGCTTTTCAACCACAAAACCTAAGGCAACCACTAGGATGCCGATACCTGTAGAGATCAAAGCGCCCTTGATTGATATGGCTGTCGCTATGGCAGAGGTCCTCAATGCCGAGAATGTCCCAGCCCCGAACGCTTTCAGGGTCCTGAAGGTTACCTTCAATGTCTTCAGTGTCTGCCCTATGGCCCTCATGCCGGTGACCAGTAAACCAGCACCCCCCGAAGCACTGACGAAGAATGCACTCGCGGCGATGCGGTTTGCTACCCAAAAGGGGACCAGACCATAGAGGACAAAAGAGAACTTCTTGAGGACAGAGACTACCGAAGAAATGACCGGCACCAGATTGGAAAGCACGTTTGTGCCAGTTCGGAAAGCGGAGGCCATCTGTTTACCCACGGCCTTCATAGCGCCGCTCTTGTTGGCCTCAGTTATGAATTTGGCGAACGCCTCGGAAGCCTCCACCAGCGCAGGGGTGAGTGCCTCCCCCATGAGGAGTGCCGACTCGCTGACTGCGGACTTGGACCTGAGGAGGGAAGCCGATAGTGTGCCGTCCATCGTGGCGGCCATCTGCTTTGCTGCACCTGTGGAGTCGTTCACCTCCTTCGCATAATTCTCAAACTCATCAGCACTGGTTACGAGCACCTGAGCCACGTTGGCTGCTCTGGCATCGAAGGCGGAGAACACTGCCTCTACGTCCACGCCTGCGGATTTCAGATTTTTAAATACGGTGATGAGGTTGTTTGCCTTGGGATCAATGGAGCTATACTCGACGCCCATTGCCTTCAGTGTTTTTACTGTCATGCTTCCCTCACTTGTGAGCTGGGATAAGACCATGCGGAGTCCCGCTCCAGACATGCCTGCTTGAATGCCCGCGTTGCCCAAGATACCCATGGCTGCTGCCACGTTCTCGAACTTAAGCCCTAAGCCTGCGGCGATGGGAGCCGCGAACTTCATCGAGTCCCCTAGCATCCCCACGTTGGTGTTCGAGGTGGCTGCCGTCTTGGCGAGAACGTCCACAAACCTCCCCGTCTCCTCAGCGGTAGCTCCGAAGGCGGTCATGATGTTGGAAACAATATCCGCACTCCTCCCCAACTCTAGTGCTCCTGCCTGTGCGAGTAGTAGGGTAGAGGACAATGACTTGGTTGCCTGCTCTGCGGTGAATCCCGCCATGCCCAAAAACTTCAAACCATCAGCCGCTTGACCAGCCGAGAAGCGGGTGGTTGCTCCCAACCTTCTGGCCTCCGCACCCATCTCTTGGTAGGCTTTGATGGTGAATCCTGCACCCTGCTCAGTGACAGCCCGAGCGTGTGCCATGCTATCCGCGAACTCCAGGTTCGTGGTAGTCAGCCCCCTGAGGACACCTATGCCTGCCTGAAGGGTCATGTAGGCTGATGCGAGACGTAGAACCGAGCGTGCCATATTACCCATGACCGCATTGGTGCCCGACATCTTCGTGGTCGCCCTAGAGGTAGCTGTCCCCATCGTATCGATGGTCTTCCCAACCTTCCCAATCGCTTGATTGGCCTGAGCCGTTTTGGCGAAGACATTGATCGTTACGGTGGAATCTCCTGCGGCCATGCGTTGGGTCTATATGTTTTTCATCAAGTCTTCAAGCGAATGTTCGTGCGACCTCACAGAGCAGTTGTAGCCGTTCTGTAGGAAATAAAGGTGCTCATACCCATATACCAACTTAAGGGGCATCTCTGAGATTATGTAGCTCGCCCTCTCGTTGCTGATCCCGGCCACGATTCCGGTCATTCGGATCAGCCAAGGAGGGCCTATCAGTTTCCCAGTGGGTCACCGGGTTTTTCTCCCTTGGGAGGCTTGGCGTCCACGGCGGTAGTTGTCGCGTCCCCAAGGATGGAGTTGATGCCTTGGGTAAGTGTCTCGAACTCACCAGCGGGGATGGTTGCGGAAAGATCAAGCGCCTTGTTACGCAGAGCCTCTTCGTCCCACGCAAGCTTCCGTGCTTCCATACTGTCCACGGTTTGTAGGACGATGAATATGCAGCAGTCCAAGAAGATGTTCTCCACCTGCGATATTTCCTCCCCTAAGATTAGGGGTGAGTTCACTTGCTTCAAGAGGACGATGGTCTCCAAGGTCACGGGGCGGAGCGTGAGCCCGGCCACAGTGTGTCCTTTGCCCAGAACCTCTGCGTTGACTGTGCTGTCGTGCATTTCTTGGAGGGAGGCTGGTGCCTTGGTGGGCACCACTTTCTTCGCTCTTTTGCGGGTTGGTCTTTTTTTAGTTGCCATAATTTTTCTGGTAGTAGTTTTGAGTGCAGGGTGGATTGATTAGTGTTGAACCATACCCTTATCCACGCAGTTGCGGTGTTTTTTGCTGCCCTCCAAAACGTAGAGGGTAGCTCCACCCTGCACTCGAAAGGATACGAAGGGGACAGATTTTGCCATGTGGATTTTAAATGACGAGAGGTTCTTGACAGCGCACATGGCAAACGTCATCGGGTGAACTGGATTCTCTTTTACGAACTTGGCATCTGCCTTGTAGGCGTCCACCAATTCCATAGTGCGAAATTGGTTGTCTGAATCGAAGGGCTCGAAGTTGAAGGTCCACTGGTGCTCCCCGTTGGCCAGCTTGTGGTGGGTGTAGGGTGGATCTTTGCGCAAAAGAACCCCGACTGACAGCAAGCAAACTGCCAAGTCGAGGTTCCGAACATGAATAACGGACGTGCCGTTATGCACTTCATTAATATCTTTTTTTCCTTCGCTCATGGCTTCGGTGCTATTTCTCTTTGGCTCAAGGTCCGCAGAGACAGGGGTGGCGTTTTTATACGCCGGATAAATTATTACGCTGGAGTGATCCCGCCGTAGGAGGTTGCTCTGACTGTTGATTTGACGAACTCCTCGTTCGCCTTCTCAAGGGATACCTCATCGACAAAAGTGGCCCCTGCTAGAGTGAGGAATGTTCCTGAGAGTGAGAGTGCAGACCCAATGGAGTTGGACGATGTGCCAAGTCCTTCGATCTGGATTTCGGAAGTAGGGTTGTAGTAGGCAACGGCGACTACGATTCCGCAACTATCGCGTGCTTCCTTTTTATCCATCTTGTTGGTGACAGATACCGACTGGGTGATGAGGGATGCCTCATCGACGGCAACGCCAAATTCGAGAGTTCCGTCTTGGACTAATGTTCCGCATGCCATAATATATTCGTAGTGGTGAGTTAGGTTCGAGCACACTCTGCCAGTGTCCTGAATTGGTGTCAATAATTATTACGGCAGGGTGAATGTCCTCTCCGCTCTGCAATAAGGTTGGACAGCAATCTCCACTTCTAGGTAGCAAGAAAAAGATAGCTGAGAGGTGTCGCTTTCCCTGACCGCAAAGCGGACTGGCTTTACAGCTCCGATGTCTAGTGCCGCGTCGGATGTTGATGGGTCCGTTGTTGTTGCCTCCATGGCATCCCGTATGAGGGCCAACCACTCGATAAATCCCTTCGGTGCGGAGGAATCGGTAGGGTCTCGGCGGAACCACCCGTGTTTCCTAGCCACGGCTATGCGATAGACCAATGTGAGCGTCTCCGCCACGGGGGAGTTCTTCTCCCTGACACCTGATGCTGAGAACTTAGGAGCACCTGCGAATATGTCCTCCTGAATGCCTATGGTCCACGGCTGGAGCAAGGGCAGGTCATCGTGCCCCTCCACTTTGAAGGTTCCCTCGGAATCGTAGTTGAGGCCAGCCAGCATCCTCCCTGCTTGGGTGTGGTAGATCATACGCTCGTTGACGGTCCATGCGGCTGAGACTGCGATGAAGTTATCGTATTTAGTGCTCATATATTTATTAGCTTTCTGATGTGTAGCCGCATCGCGGCCTTCAGTGTGATACGTGTGAGGGGCTTCTGTGTTTCCACAATCCGCATGGCCTTAATCCCACGGACCCTCTTGGCCAAGACGAAGTCTCTGCCTGCCTTGAACGCCCCACCCTTACCAGCACCCTCTATTACTTTTCTTGCCCCGGCAAGGGCGGCCTTTCGTGTGAGTGGGATGAACAGACTCTTTGCAGTCTTCGGGCCATGTGCTCGGGTTCCTTTCTCAAGATAGACCATCACTCGTGATTTGTTGGTCACCGAGTAGCTGGCAGGGCCTCGTCGAAATACCCGCCAACCCTTTCGCGTCATCCCGGTCCATTTCTTGGGGGTGCGCTGGACCAGACGACGATGGGTGACATAGGCCACCCTCCTTACCGTCTTATCGACACCCTTAAGGGTCAAGCCTCCCCGAACACGTCGCAT